GCATTTCATCGTTGAATTTGAGGACGCGCTCTTTAGCGTTACTTGGCATCATTGCCTCCGTTGCATAATTTGCTACGGCGACTAGTAAAGAAATCCATGCATTTGGAAAACTCGGCATCGATGATTTCTAATTCCCGATCGAAGTATTCTTGTGCATTTTTCTCTGCTTCTGGAGCAAACTCCCCCGGTCCTAATAACGTGTTAAATATCCAACGAATCCCAGCGACAGCTCCTTCTCCATGCTCGGCTTCAATGACTGCCGCTCGCATAGCTAGAATTAGTCTTCCAACCGTCAAATCCAACTCTTTGAGCCGCATTTTTAAATATTCGGTATCATCAGCTAGATCATCACGCTGCTTTTTAGTTTGCTGGTGGACTTCACACAACACATCAAAGCGTGTGACGGTTTCACGTAATATTGCCGCTGCATCTGGATATTGTTCAGTAATAAGCTTCACGCCTGCATGCGCTTGCTTAATTAACGTCTTTGGGGGTAATTCATTTAATTTCACAGTTATTTCTCCACACACTAAAATAACGTTTTTGTTTGGTTCGGCTTTTTTGTTTTCTTTACTGATGCAGGTTTTTCCTCAGCCAATCCATATCGATTAGCCCAAACCCTTGCATGCTTCAAACAATCATCGAACATCTGGCCTTTACGTGATGCTTGGGACATTCGTCGGTATAGATCAACACCTTGGTTTGCCCCCCCACAGCAAGAGATTCGGAGAACCCTTCCTGCAGTAGTGTTTTCTTTATGTTGTCCTGAATGAATTTTTCCCAACTCATGAGGATCACCTCTTAAAGCGCTGGAATAACCAGCGCAAATATCAGAGTTATTTTTCTGCCTTGTATTCAAGAACTGAAACCAGACCTAAAACCACTGTCCGCATAAAGAAAAGTTTAACGCCAGCCTCTTGGCGCCAGCGGTACGGAAGATCATCTTCATTTTGGTAGTTAATATCTGAGAGAAGGTTGATCGCCTTAAAATGAAATTTTTCAGTTAACTGGAAGCTAATCCCATCAATATCGAGGCGAACTTTCTCAACAATAAAACCGGCATCTAACTTATCGATAATTTCTTGCTGCATATCGTCGATTTCAGATCCGGAATATTTAATGATTTCTTTTTGATCACCCAAGCGACCAAGCTGGATAAAATCAGAGAAGCGAAATCCTTCGAATGGCTCAAGGCCAGATGTTAGATAGGTTCTGAGTCGGGTTGTGAGGCCATGTTTAACGTCACTAACATTGATGGTCTCGGTCTTAACTGAACCGCATGCTTTAACCAGTAGACTAACAACGATGTCAGATAGTGGCTTACTACCGGTGGCAACAATTAAGAGCTTGTTAGCTTCATCGTAATAAGCAAAGAGATAGGTTGTTTTAACAAACGCAGTTTTGCATAATTCCACAATCACGTTGTTTTTGATAACGGTCTTGTCTTTTCGTTTTAACTTGCATTCAGAGTTCAACTCGATCGCTGCAACGCGAGTCTCAACTTCTTTTTTTACCACCGAAGATGGAATGACTTTCTCGTCACGACGAACGGTGATTGCGTACCCGCCAGTAATTGGGGTAACGAGTTCGCCAGTGATGGTATTTACAGCGAAGCCTGAACGAGCGAATTCTGTTTCCGATATATCAGAGAACATGCACTCCTTCATGTGGCCTTCCAGTAGGTCAGCATTTGGCAGTGTTGCTTTGAATACGATGGCGTTTTTAATCTGAGCCAGTTTCATACGGTTATTTCTCCACACGTTTTTTAGATATGAGTTTCCCCGGTGCGAATTAATGAAAATTCACACAAACAGATTGGATCTCTAATAATTCTCCACACAAATGAGCTGTGGTGGCTGGAAGAGAACCAGCGACGCGAAGCTCGGGCGGCCTCCGCTCTACCAACTGAGCTACACCACAACAGGAAGAACATTGAACGGTTCAGGGAGGTCTTCTTGAGTTTCCTTCGCCACAGTAAAATGCTCTTCCTGTTGTGTGCTGCTCAAAGAAATGAGTTTTCAACTTGCTCGTTTCTTTTAGGTACATTATGTATCTCAATGGTACATTGTCAAGCATAAAAAAACCCGCCGAAGCAGGTTTTTTGAATTTGCTTAATTTCTCGTTCTGTATCTTCTTGGTTTACCGGAGAAAATAACTGTACCAATTATCGAGCATTTGCCATTTATCGTGATGTATTGCTCTGGCCAGTTTTTATTAAGCGCTTTCAGATACTTTTTCCCACCATCTTCAATGAGGCGCTTGAATGTTGTCTCGCCGGTATCATGCATCAATGCAATAACATCATCTCCATTTGTAGCGCATATTTCAGGGTCTACAAATATCATGTCACCCGGTCGATACTCATCGATCATTGAATCGCCAATCACACGCAGTATGTATGTCATTGGCCCGCATGGAACCGGGCAAGGGAATGTTTCAACCAGACTCAAATCAACCTCTGAGTATCCTACTTCGGTCCAAGCTCCTGCTTGAACCCACGATATAACGGGTACCATCGCAATTTGCTGCGAAGTAATCGTAACGTCTTGGGTGTCCGTAACATTGGTTGTTTGATGCTCTTTATCTAACCAACCTAGCGGCATATTGAAACAGTTTTCAATATGGCGAGCGAGATCATCACCAATATTCTTAGTGGCGTTTTCACCCATGAACCTGCTGGTCTGCGTGGCTTCGCGATCTATGAGAGCAGCAAATGACGAATTGCCACCAGCACTATCCCTCAATTTTCTCGCGTTTTCACGCCTAATTTCTCTGATCGTTTTCATAGCATCATTAAATAGTTAGTACCGCGTTGGTACAAGTGCCTTGAAGGTTCATTTAATTCATGTAATATGTACATTGGAGGTACATAATATGCATGAGTACTGGGATGGCCTAACACCAACTCAACGGGTTGAACTCGCAGAGAGAGTTGGTAGTAGCGCTGGATATTTACGATTAGTTTTCAAAGGCCACAAAAAAGCGGGCTTTCTCCTAGCTAGACGTCTAGAGGAAGAAACCCACGGCGGAGTTTCTAAGACTGAGCTACGTCCAGATATTTACCCTAAATCATAAGGGTATTGAGAGCGATTAAAACCACAAAAGAGAGACAAACACTGTGGACAACAAGAACTTTCCAGCCCCGGCAGATATGACAGCAGCAATGCACAAGCTGATCACTTCAACACCGGGTGGGTATGAAGCGATGGCCCAACAGCTTTCGCACGACGGTACCCATAACGCGCTGAGTAACCGCGTTCGTCAGATCGGTGGGCAAATGGTGCCGTTCGGCATGGCTATTCAGTTGGAGGCCTTTTCCGGTCGCACGGATATTACCGAAGCTATGTGTAAGCGTGCTGGTGGTGTTTTCGTGAAATTGCCTGATGTCGATCAGGTCGGGAATGAAGAGTTGCTGCACAAGTTTAACGATCTGCTCGCTGCGTTGGGTGACTTTAGCCGTGCACATAACGAGTTCACCAACGATGGTGTGCTTGATCGAGAAGAAAGCAAACGCCTACGCGCTAAAGGGTATCGCGCACAGTCTTTGATAGCTGAGATTTGGGTGATTTCAGAAATGTTGTGGGGAGAAGGTGACGCCAAGAGTATGCAGCTCTTGGCGTCGGGTGCGAAACATTCTTGTGTGGAGAAATAATCGCGTGAGCAATTTAACAGTAAATACTCAGGTGCCGCAACTGCGTTGCTTACCAGCGACTAACGTCCGGCCACCAGCGCCGTTACGGTATGAACGAAGAATAGCAAACCGTTGGGTGCCATGTAACCACAAGAGGGCTGCGGCGATTGTGGGCGTAATAGCAAGAAAACGGAGGATGCCATGACACAAGGTATTGCTTCGCTTGATCGCCTCTATCGCGACAAGAACGGGATCGTTGTTCACGTTACCCGATATGACCGAATTAACCAGAAAGTGATTTATCGCCGTCAGGGCTATGAGTTTGAGTGCGCATCGCCGCTCATTCTCTTTCGCTCTCGTTTTGAAAGGATCGACGTATGAGCAACAAGTTATCAGGTTACGTCTGGGACGGTTGCGCAGCTGCTGGGCTAAAACTCTCGGAGGTGGCCATCATGGCACGTCTGGCCGATTTCAGCAGTGATGAGGGCAAAAGTTGGCCCTCAGTGACGACCATTGCTCGCCAGATTGGTGCGGGTGAAAGCACTGTTCGTACAGCGCTAGGTAAACTTGAGCGAGAAGGGTGGATTAGCCGCCAACAACGTCGCGCAGGCAACCGGAACGCCAGCAATATTTACCAGCTCAATGTTGAGAAACTTCGCCTAGCTGCTCATGCGTCAGAATCTGACCCGTCAAAATCTGACGCCTCAAAATTTGACGGGTCAAAATCCGACGCGTCGAAATCCAGCAAAAAGGGCGGTTTTCACCCGTCAGAATCTGGGGGCGATCCATCAGTAACTTCAACACCTGATCCATCAAGTAATAAAACCTTTTGTCAGCCTCCGGCCGACCCTGAGGTGGAAATTACCGATCAGGCCATTCAGGTGCTCAAACATCTAAACCGCGTCACCTCGTCTCGGTACCAGAATTGCAAATCCTCACTCGAGAACATTCGAGGCCGCCTGCGTGATGGGTTTACCCCTGATGAGCTGATTTTGGTCGTCGATTTCAGCGTCGAGCGCTGGGGAAGCAATCTGGATATGGCGCCGAACCTGAACCCGACCACGCTATTCCGTCCGGGTAAATTCCCAACCTACCTGAGCTCCGCAACGAATTGGTCTAAGGCTGGCCGTCCGCCTCGCACTCAATGGTCAAAAGGCAACCAAGCCAAGCCGAAAGGCTACGTTGATATGGATTTCTCAAATCAGGATTACTCATCGGTCCCTGCTGGCTTTAGGAACGGTTATTCGAGCGAGAAGCCCAAAGAACCCGCTGCGCCAGTTGATAGAAGCGATTTACCAAAGTGGCTCGTAGAGCGTACGGGAGGTGCCCTGTGAAAGAACAAACTATGTCAGTAATTCGCCGCCACCGGCCAGCACTTGTTCAGCTCCATCAGGAAAGAGCTCAACGCTGTGAAGCGGCAAAACAGTGGCGCCGCGCTGAATACGAATGGTCACGAGTCATTGAGAATTGCGGTACCGAAGAGGATATGGAACACGCAGTTAAATGCCGCAATAAGTGCTCAATGCATTGCAGAGCAACAGATGTCACGGCTGATCCGCGTATGGACTATGAAACGGTTGTTCGTTTGGAGGTGTTGTCGTGAACATGGCCATCAATCAATACTGCGCCGCTTTAGCTGAAAAGCTGGTGGGGGTTGCAGCATGATCCATTACCACGGCGGACCAATTACGCCTGACACGTGCGCACTCAAAGCATGGAAAGGGCGACACGCGTTTATTAGCTTTGCAAACTCCAGCCAACTACAGATGGCTTCGGAGGTGACCCAATCTTTCGCTCTGGATAACGGGGCATTCAGCTTCTGGACAAAGAGCCAAATAGTTAACTGGAATGAGTATTACGCATTTGTTGAGCGCTGGGGGAACCATCCTCGTTTTGCTTTCGCTGTAATCCCAGATGTTATCGGCGGAACTAGCGAAGAGAACGATGCGTTAATTGCTGAATGGCCTCACGGAAAATTCGTTGGTGCACCAGTATGGCATATGAATGAACCAGACGAGAGATTCATCAGACTATGTCAAGAGTTCCCAAGAGTATGCATTGGTTCAATGGGGGAGTACGACGCAAAGCGCCCACGTGCTTGTCGTGCAAAATTACGCGACCTGATCCGTAATGTTGTCGATTCAAATGGCTATCCAATTACCAAACTTCACGGTCTTCGCATGCTGAATAAAGATATTTTCTCTCACATTCCACTTTCATCAGCTGATAGCACAAACGTTGCTAGGAATATCGGGATAGATAAGGCATGGAACAAAAGTGCTTACGCGCCTGCTTCTAAAGAAACGCGTGCTGCAGTCCTTGTTGAGCGCATAGAAGCTTTTAACTCCGCATCATCTCTGAATTATTGCCCAGAGAAAGATCGGTTTAGCGTTCAGATGGCATTTGAGATTTAAGGATTCTATGAAACTGATTCTTCCATTTCCACCCAGCGTAAATGGTTACTGGCGCGCCCCGAATAAGGGCGCTTCAATCGGTAAGCATCTAGTGAGCGAACGTGGACGTAAGTATCAAGCTGAAACATACGCGATGGTTATCGAGCAACTACGCCGCAAGCCGAAGGCGATTACTGAGCACGTATCTGTTTCCGTTGTGCTATTCCCGCCGACCAAGGCGAAGCGTGATCTGGATAACTACTTTAAGGCTCTGTTTGATGCGCTGACAAAAGCAAATGTATGGGCTGACGATAGCCAGATTAAAGAGCTTTCAGCCAAGTGGGGGCCAGTCGTTAAAGGTGGTCGTGTTGAGCTGGTAATCGATGAGGTGACGGTATGCGCATGATCCTCACGGCATTCCCACAAATCGACGCAGGCGTAGTTTTACTTAAGCCGGGGCAGCTGACGTGCAAATTCCACAAAGGCCAGCGCCTCATAATCACCGATGTGCCGAAAGAATTTGCGAAGCTGCCTGCGGGTGAACTACCTGCACAGTCTCAAGACCTTGCAAACGATATGGCGCTGCGCCCGTTTTTCTCACATCACGAAGTGATTAAAGCCGCAGGTACTGAAAGCGCCCTCGAGGTGTGGGTTGATAAAATTAAAACCTGCCAATGGAAGCGCAGCTATCACAACGGAAATTTGAATACGGTATCGCATAAAAACGGTGCCGTTCGTCTGTGTTGGAGCTGTGACAACCTTCACCATGATCAGTTTCATCCGTCGCTGGGCGATATAGCCGAAACCAACCGTGCTGAATGGCTGGTGGACTCGGTGCGGCGCTCATTAGGTTTTAACGAAGGCCACCAACTGACACTACCGGAACTTGGCTGGTGGGCTTTTCTTAATGGTCTGACCCATCTACTGCCAACCAGCATTGCGTATCGCGTCACAAAGACGCCAGAGCCACCAGCGTTTGTAGGTGGTGTTATGAAAGAGGCCGACATTAACCCGTGGCAGCCAGACCCAGATAAGGTGCTTTCCGACCTCATTGTGTTAGCTAAGCCGATTATTAAGCTGGTAGGGGATGAAGCACCACCAGCGAGCTTTATGTTGAAACCTAAGCTGCAGCGCTGGGAGTGTGAGAAGTACACGCGGTGGGTAAAAACGCAAAAGTGCTGCGGTTGCAATAAACCAGCTGACGATCCGCATCATGTGATTAATCACGGCTTGGGCGGCATGGGAACCAAAGCGCATGACCTGTTCGTGTTGCCGTTATGCAGACGGTGCCACGACAAGTTGCATAAAGACGTAGCCGCATGGGAGCAGAAGCACGGGGATCAGCGATTTTTATTGATTGAATTTTTAAATTACGCGCTGGGTGTTGGCGCAATCTTTAAAGCTTAGTGTGTGGAGAACGTATGAGAGATATGTATCAGGTGATGGATATGTGGGGTGCATGGGCTGCTGCAGAGAATAGCGGTGTAGACTGGTCGCCAATAGCTGCTGGATTTAAAGGTTTGATCCCACACGGAAAGAAGTCGCGCCCTCAATGCTCAGATGATGAGGGAATAATGATTGATGGTTGTGTTGGTCGTCTCAAGCAATATAAGCCAGAAGAGTATGAACTGGTTATGGCTCACTTTGTTCTTGGCATTTCATTGAGGGCGATAGCTAAGTGGCGTAAATGCTCGGATGGAACCATAAGAAAAGAGATGCAAACTGCAATTGGTTTTGTAGATGGAGTTATGCGAACGCTGAACGCTGAAGTATAAATGCTTTCTAAGTTTGGCCAGTGTATCTCTGGCCATTTTTTACTTAGTAATAGATTTTAATATTGCTTTTCCTAGCGCTTCGGCCATCTTAGGCGGTACTGCATTACCAATTTGCTTCGCCTTTGATGACAGCGAACCATGGAATAAATAATCTCTAGGAAATGTTTGTAACGAAGCAGCCTCTCTTACAGATAGGGCTCGATTCTGTTCAGGATGGCCAAATCTTCCGTTAGAGTAGCTAATACATCTAGTTGTTAGGCCGCTTGCAGGTTTATCCCACGCTAATCGACCATACACATCACTATGGCCGTTATGGTTTTTGTGGCACTCCAACATTAGTTCTTCTGGCCATGATTCGCGCCCTTTTCCTTCAGGCGTAGCTTTTATGCGCTTAATATTTAGAGCTGATAGGCTTGGTGCGGCATGATCCATAATTTGGGGGTGAGTTTCGCCTGCAGATATTGGGGGGAGATCACTGATCCAGTCACGAACCGTTGAATAGGGCGTTGTTTCTCCGTCATGAGTCTGCTCTGGCAATTCTACGATTGACTTTTTAGATGCCAATAATACAAAACGTTCTCTTTTTTGAGGGACTCCGTACCAAATCGCCGGTATAACACCATGATTAGAGTGGTATTTATTTGATTTTATTAGCTCGATAAAACTTAATAAAGGACCTGAACTGACATCCAATTTCTGGATACCTGGTACATTTTCAACTAAAACAAAATCTGGTTGGCATGTTTCGACAAACCGCCCGAACTCCCATAGTAAATTGAGCCTTGGGTCGTCGGTTTTTTTCTGGTTATTTTGTCTAGAAAATGGCTGGCAAGGAGCGCAGCCACAAAACAATACTAATTCTGAGTTTGCTTTGTACGTATCAACCATGTCTTTGATTATGTTTACATCTACGTTACGAATATCATCATTAATAAAAAAAGCATCAGAAAAATTCTTTGTAAAGGTGCCCGCACTTTCGTTATCAATGTCTAAACCAAATACAATATCGAAGCCAGCAGCCTTAAGCCCTGCACTTGTCCCACCACACCCTGAAAAGAAATCGAAAACTTTAATTTTCATGTTATATTAACCTTACAAAAAACTACCTTCCGATTATACCATATTCAATAAATTGTTGCAGCATATCATTTATTGATTTTAGTTCAGGTGCATTTAGGGCGATCTTTGAAAGTATTCTTTGTTGAGTATTAAATATATCATCAGATGATACATATTCTTGGTCAATATCACATTTGCATATTTCTTCAAATATCTCCTTTGGCGAAAGATTATTTTTATTAATGTCATCGTATATTAATTTATAGTCGCCGCTAATATTGTTTAATAAAAACTCTTCAGGAGTATTCATTGGTAAGTATGAGATGTAGTTGTGTGCAAAGTCTAAAAAACCTCTTTGTGATTTTACTAATTGAGGTTGGTTAGGTTTTCCATTGTGCCCATCGCATGGGATTTTTATGTCCATGCCAAGTATCTTCTTGATAATAATGTCTAACTTGTCATCATCTCCTTCAGGAATATCCTTTGAGAGCATAAATTCTTCATTCTGATTTTGGTCTCCATCAAGTAAGAAAACCACATCATTTTTCTTAGATAGAAACATTGGGATAGCTATATTGTTCAATAGTGAGGCCGCACCAGAAGGGGCGTAGTTAACATTAAAAGTACTAAAAAAACCATCGCCAATTGATCTAAGTGCTTTTTCCACAACAATTTTAGCAAGTTTATCCTCGACGAAGATTGTTTTTTTATTTATGTTATCTCCAATATAAAAGAAAGATTCTTCTGGGTTAATGTTCTGTAATACATCCACATTCCCTATAACTTTATTGAGTGTAAATAATTTTATTGCACATTTCGGAAGCGTTCTAACTATTGAGGAGGAGTGTGTTGATATAACAACCTGATGTTTGAATTTCAGGCAGCATTCAAATAAAAAATCCATCACTTTAGTTTGTGCTGCCGGATGTAGTGATACTTCTGGTTCATCGAGCAATATTAATGAATTTGCAGTTGCTTCCAAAACTTTATTAACTAAAACAACTACCGCGAACTCTCCGCTACCAGCAAATGCCTCTGAATAATGTAGTGCTTCGGATTCAAGAATTACAGTTGTTGATTTTTTTGATGTGAACAGAGAGTGCTCAACAATTCTTATAGAGGTATAAGTTCTACCAAGGATTTGACTTATTTTGTCAATTTTATCTTTATTTAACTTTTCATTTCTGAATATTTTTTCATGTTTACCCTTATACGGTTTATAGCTTTTTAATTCATCATTTATTACTTTCAGGAGGTCTACGCTCCTTCTTCTAAGATGATCTTTACTCGATATTTTGTCGAAGTCAGAATGATAGAATAACTTATCAAAAGCACTAATTGTGGCACGGAAATCTACATATACGACTTCTTTATCTATAGCTTTCCACCTTGTACCAAGTTGATTGACTGATACTCTTTTTTCAGGCATTTTCTCCATGCCATCAGCTGCTAAAGGTCTTGATGGTTCCCAGTAATCAGGATCGTTCCCTTTCTTTATTCTAGATTTTATTACTTCAACTATTGAATTAGTTGCACGATCATAATAACCATAAATAAATCTTGAGCGCCCACCATCATCTATTTCATCAACACTAGTTGAAAACCATAAGTTACCTAATGAGTATCCGTTCGGAGCCCCATATAGCGCTCTCAATACCGAGCTCTTATTTGTACCATTTTGGCCAACCAAGGCAGTAATCGGATATTCAAAATCTATTCTTGTTCCAGCTGACAGGTTTTTATAAACAGGAAATCGAATATGCCTTATGAATGGCTCGAGCGCTCGGCTTTGCATCAGTTTGTCTAGTTTTGTCTTCATCTTTTTTTCATTTATAGCAATTTGATGCGTCATAATACAAAATAGCTAACGCGTACGCAAAAAGTGCATTAATCTGTTAAGAGTGACTTCTATGTCGTATTGCTTATTTGAGTAAAGCATCGTTTAGGATGGAGTATCAGATTAAAATAAAGGCTACCTCCGGGTGGCCTTTTTCATATGTAGCGCCCAGCTAACAACCATCCACACACCAAACACCAAACACTTTCTAGCTGAGAGTGGTTACGGCTGGGTGCTATTCCACTAATTAACCCTACCGCGCTGGTGGATGGGGGGAGAACATGAAAATGCACAAAAGCCCCGAGCTCTGGGCCATGTTAATGGCATGGATTGCAGAGCACCGCAGCGAGGGAAGTTACGCATTCATTGCGGGTCTAATGGCTATCCTACGGGGGATATATAACGGGGACTCACCGTGGTGGCGACGGATTCTTGATGCTGGTATGTGTGCGCTGGTGGCGTTCTTCATTAAAGACCTACTCATGTTGATGAGTTTTGATCAGCAATGGGCGTATATCGGAAGCGTCTTTATTGGCTTCTTAGGTATTGATTATTTCAGCTCGGTTCTACGTCGTGTTGTCGGCAGTAAGACTGGCGTCCCCCCTCAACAGTAAGGCAATTCAATGGATCTCGAACAGTTTCAAAAGGCGGCTGATATCGGCGCCGGATTAGCTGCGCGCTGGTTTCCGCACATCGATGCAGCAATGAAAGAATTTGGTATTACGGCGGCAACCGATAAGGCGATGTTTATTGCTCAGGTCGGCCATGAGTCGGGCGGTTTCCGGCAGGTTGTTGAATCACTGAATTACACACCGGGTGCTTTGGTGGCGGTATTTGGTAAGCGTATTACACAGCAGCAGGCCAATGCTCTCGGACGAACGACAGCGCATTCTGCTCGACAAGATGCGATCGCTAATTTGGTCTACGCGAATCGCTTAGGTAATAAAGCCTCCGGCGATGGTTGGAAGTATCGAGGCCGCGGCCTTATCCAGATTACCGGCCTTGATAACTATCGCGCATGCGGCGCCGCGCTAAAGCTTGATTTGGTGACTAAGCCAGAGCTACTCGAGCTAGAGCTACAAGCTGCGCGTTCGGCTGCATGGTTTTATGTATCGAATGGCTGTATGGCCTACGGTACTGACGTCTACCGAGTGACGCAGATTATCAATGGCGGCTTGAACGGTATTGATGATCGCAAGGTACGTTACAACAAAGCGCGGGCGGCGCTAATGGTATGAGAAGCATTGTCGGCTTACTCAAGATTTACTGGAAGCCACTAACGTTAATAGCGCTGGTGGCTTTGTCGTTATTGGGGGCTTACTCAGTCGGCTATGACAGCGCTGATAAATCTTGGCAATTGAAATGGACGCAGCGTAATAAAGATGATTCTGATGCTCGAGCCCAGCGACAGGCAGACGAACGAGCAGAAGAGCAACGCAGGCAACAGGCAGCAAATCAGGCGGTTAAAGATGCAGTTGAAGGTAACAAACGGCTTAAAGTTGATGCTATTAATGCTAAGCGTTCTGCTAACAGGTTGCAGCAACAGCTCATACAGCTCAGGCAACAATTCGCAGATAGTGAAACCGGCAAGCTTTCCAGCGCTACCAGCTCAAGCACGTCAAAGTCCCAAGCCATCATATTGCTTACCGAGTTGCTCAGCGAATCTAACGAAGCAGCAGGAGAGTATGCAAAAGAGGCTGACCGTGCTTATAGCGCCGGAAAAACCTGTGAACGCGTCTATGACAAAGTAAGCGGGCAGTAGGCATTACAGCAGGCATTCAATTAGTGCCTGTGATAATGCCAAAAGAACACCGAAATACTTGAGGTCACCGCTGGTGGCCTTTTTATTTTCTGCTGGTTTATCAGTTTGGTCATTCTTATTTTCAGGATAAATACGCTGTTTAGTAGATGCATGGTGTGTCGCATGCCCAAGGAAACATTTATCCATCCAGTAGAAAACTCTAAATAAAGGATAAAGTAATGAACGAACCTAACTATGAAGCGATAGGGCATTGTGTCGTGTTACGCCGTCAGATTGATGAATACATTAGACTGATTTACGAGGTAAAAACCAGCATCATTGCCGCTGAGTTTCCACGCCTTTTGGGTGATACATTGGTTATTAATAGCTATTTTGCTGACTACATCAGCGATGCAGAAAGCACCGTCAGTATAATGATGGAGCGTCTCCTGCTGTCCATTGAGGAGCATAACAAATACGCATCACAAGCGGCATTACCTCTCATCACCATGGAGGAACCCAGCGATGCCAGCGCGAATACCGCGCGCATGCCGTAAGCATGGTTGTCGCAATACCACCACTGACCGCAGCGGCTATTGCGATGAGCACCGTAATACTGGGTGGGAGAACCATCAGCAGGGCAAGAGTCGCCACGAACGTGGCTACGGAAGCAAGTGGACCCTCATTCGTAAGCGCATCCTTAATCGTGATAAGCACCTTTGCCAAGCCTGCTTACGTGAAGGACGAGCGATACCAGCGACCACGGTTGACCATATAAAACCTAAAAGCCATGGCGGTACCGACGATGATGCCAACCTTGAGGGATTGTGTTGGCCTTGCCATCGAACCAAGACAGCAACGGAGCGAATGAAATGACGCAAGAAGAGCAAACAGTATTGATGGCTAAAGGGCTGATAGCTTCATTACCCGAAGATAAGCAGCAGGTTGCCCAACAAGGCATTGAAACGATTAGAAGCCTTCTAGAGGCACATCCAGACGGCGAAGCACTCCTTGCGTTGACGTTGGTCGGTGCTGAGATTCAATGCGCTTCATGAATGATAATGATTGTCGTTTGATTGTATTTATCATTGCATATTGAATGATTTAACATTAAACGATATTTGTTCTCATTTCAGTGGGGGAGGGGGGGATCAAATCTCTACCCCTCTCAGCCTAAAGGACCGCCGCTTTACCTCTTTCCAGATCGCCGCAGGTTAGAAAACTTTTTTTGGGGTCCCCCAACCGATGATTAATAGGAGTTTTCGATTATGTCAGGACCACCGAAAACCCCGACCCATCTACGTTTGGTGAAGGGTAACCCATCAAAACGCGCTATAAACAAAAACGAGCCCAAGCCCCCTTCAGGGGTACCCCCAACTCCCAAGTATTTTGATAAGCAGGGGAAGTATTGGTTTAAGCGTATGGCCGAGGAGCTCGACGCTCTCGGCGTTATGTCACAACTCGATGGACGGGCTTTGGAATTATTGGTTGAAGCCTACATTGAGTATCGGCATCACTGTGACACGTTGGATCGCGAGGGGTATACCTACGCCGTTTATAGCGAAAGCGATGGTGATGAAAGAAAAGAGCGAGAGATCCGCATGATAAAGCCTCATCCGGCAGCCATGATGAAGGCTGATGCATGGAAACGTATCCGCGCAATGTTATCTGAGTTTGGTATGACGCCTGCGAGTCGATCTAAAGTCGAAATAAAAGCACCAGCAGGTGAAGACCCGTTCGCCGAATTCTTAAAAGCGAGAGACTAAATGGCAAAGGTGGCTGATGGTATTCGCTACGCTGAAAAAGTCGTGGCGGGGGAAATCATTGCTTGTGATCTGGTTAAGCTAGCTTGCCAGCGTTTTCTAGATGACCTCAAAAACGGTGAGAAGCGCGGTGTATTCTTTAGTGAGCCTCGCGCTCAACATATTCTTAATTTTTATAAATTCGTCCCCCACGTGAAGGGTAACCTAGCCGGAAAACCTATCGAACTGATGGATTGGCATGTTTTCATTCTCATCAATATTTTTGGGTTTGTGATCCCGCTAGTGGATGAAAATACCGGAGAGGTGGTGCTACGCAATGATGGCAGTGGCCGTCCTGTGATGGTGCGACGTTTCCGAACAGCCTATAACGAGGTGGCGCGTAAAAACGCTAAATCAACACTCTCCTCGGGAGTCGGTCTTTATATGACAGGCGCGGATGGGGAAGGAGGGGCTGAGGTTTACTCTGCTGCCACGACTCGCGATCAGGCGCGTATCGTTTTTGACGATGCAAAAAGCATGGTCAAGCAAGCAAAACCCACGCTCGGGCGATTATTTGAATTTAATAAGCTCGCTATCTTTCAAGAGCAAACCTCATCGCGGTTTCTCCCCCTATCCAGTGAGGCGAACAACCTTGATGGCCTTAACATTCATTGCGCGGTGGTCGATGAACTGCATGCACATAAAACCCGTGATGTGTGGGATGTTTTGGAAACGGCGACCGGCGCACGTTTGCAATCTTTACTCTTTGCCATAACGACGGCGGGTTTTAATAAAGAAGGGATCTGCTACGAACAGCGCGACTATGCCATTAAGGTGCTGCGTGGGCAGGTGGATGACGATACCTTTTTTGCCATTATTTTTACGCTGGATGCGGATGATGATCCCTTTGATGAGACGGTATGGCAAAAGGCTAATCCCGGCTTGGGTATTTGTAAGCGTTGGGATGATTTGCGCCGTCTTGCTAAAAAAGCCAAAGAGCAGGTATCAGCGCGTATTAACTTCTACACCAAGCATTTAAATATTTGGGTGACCGCTGAGTCTGCGTGGATGGACATGCTGAAATGGGATAAATGCGAATACCTTGCCCCTCAGCATGAACTAAAAACCTACCCAATGTGGGTGGGTGTAGACCTATCTAACAAAATTGATATTTGTGCGGCGGTCAAAGTATGGCAGGCCAACAATGGCCATGTGCATGCTGATTTTAAATTCTGGTTACCTGAAGGGCGATTAGAACGATGTTCGCGCCAACAGGCAGAGCTTTATCGCAAATGGGCTGATATGGATAAGCTCATTCTGACAGACGGTGACGTTATCGATCATGGGCAGATTAAAGAAGAGCTGCAAATATGGGTAACGGGCGAAAGCCTTAAAGAGATTGGTTTTGACCCATGGAGCGCGACACAGTTTAGTCTGGCATTAGCGGAAGAAGGGTTGCCGCTAGTGGAGGTGCCGCAGACGGTGCGTAATTTTTCTGAGGCAATGAAGGAGCTAGAAGCCTTGGTTTATGGGGGGCGTTTCCATCATAGCAACCATCCAGTGATGAACTGGATGATGTCGAACGTCACGGTAAAACCAGATAAAAATGACAATATCTTCCCCAATAAATCGACGCCGGAGGCCAAAATTGATGGTCCCGCCGCGCTGTTTACTGCCATGAGTCGATTACTGGTCAACGGTGGTGAAGTGGGTGATAGCCTTTCCACACACATCGAGACCTACGGCCTTCGTTCCCTCTAACGGTTTAACCATTATGTCTTTACCACATTTTTTTACCGCCTTGTCGATCTTGGTGGGGCTCGCAGGCGCGCTTTTTTTGACGTATGGCGTGTGGCGAATATATCCGCCTGCAGGATTTATTGTGGCTGGCCTATTGTGTTTGGTCTGGTCTTTCTTGGTGTCTCGGATGTTGGGTACCCAGACGGGGAACCCCGATAAGGAGGGGTGATGTTCTTTCCGGGTATGTTCCACAAGTCGGGTGATAAGGCGATGACACCACAGGCGCTCAGTGAGCTTATTGGCATTTCCTATGACACTTATGTAGGAAAAAGAGTGAGCCCACAGTTGGCCATGCAGCTTACCGCGGTATTTGGGTGTGTTCGCGTGTTAGCTGAATCGGTGGGCATGTTGCCTTGCTCTCTGTATGAACAATTAGATCGTGGAAGCAAAAAGGCCATTAAAGAACGGCTTTATAAGCTGCTTTCGGTCAAACCTAACGGTTATATGACCCCCCAAGAGTTTTGGGAATTACTCATCGCCTGTTTATGTCTGCGCGGTAACTTTTTTGCGTACAAAGTCATGGCGCTGGGGGAGGTTGTCGAGCTGCTCCCGCTCGATCCCGGTAGCGTTGTCGCCAAACTAAACAGCCAGTGGGAGCCGGTCTATCAGGTGACGTTTCCCGATGGTTCAAGCGATACCTTGAGCCAGAAAGAGATTTGGCATGTGCGAATCTTTACGCTCGATGGCCTCAATGGACTAAGCCCGATTGCGTATGCACGTCAGGCGATCGGACTGGGGATGGCAACGGAAGAGCATGGCTCACGCCTTTTCAGTAATGGCGCGGTCACCAGTGGCGTACTGGAAACCGATCAGACGCTATCGGATGAGGCATTTAATCGCTTAAAAGCCGATTTTGAAGATAGGCATCAAGGGTTGGCGAACGCCCACAAGCCAATGATTTTGGAGATGGGACTGAAATGGAACCAAATCAGTCTCTCAGCTGAAGATGCTCAGTTTTTAGAAACCCGTAAATTTCAGCTCGAGGAGATTTGCCGTATTTTCCGTGTGCCCATGCATTTGGTGCAAAACACCGATCGAGCGACGTTCAACAATATTGAGAACCTTGGGATTGGCTTTATTAATTACTCGCTTGTTCCCTACCTCACCCGCATTGAACAGCGAATTAATCTTGGATTAGTGAAGGCCAGCAAGCAAGGGCAGCTATACGCCAAATTTAACGTTGGGGCGTTGTTACGCGGTGACATGAAATCTCGTTTTGAAGCCTACGCCACCGCCATCAACTGGGGAATGTACTCCCCTAATGATTGCCTCGAATTAGAAGATCGTAACCCGCGTCCGGGCGGTGATGTGTATCTCACCCCGATGAATATGACGACGAAGCCGACCGACAGCGCAAAACCTAAAACACAGGAAGAACCCAATGACGATGATCAAACAACGTCTTGATGTGCCACTGAAACTCAAGTCAGTCAGCGACAGCGGTGAGTTTGAGGGCTACGGCTCGGTGTTCGGCGTCAAAGATTGTTTCGATGACATCGTGGTACCGGGTGCTTTTACCAAATCGCTCAGCCTTTGGCGCGAAAAAGGCAGCTTACCGGCAATGCTCTGGCAGCACGATATGCAAGAGCCCATCGGGATTTATACCGAGATGAAAGAGGATGAGGTGGGGCTCTTTGTTCGGGGGCGATTACTCATCGATGATGACCCTCTCGCCAAACGCGCACATGCCCACATGAAGGCCGGTTCTTTAACCGGCCTTTCTATTGGCTACGCGCTGAAAGATTACGAATACGACCGCACTAAAGAAGCTTTCTTGCTTAAAGAGATCGACCTTTGGGAGGTCAGTCCGGTGACGTTCCCTGCCAATGATGAGGCGCGTGTGAGCGATGTGAAATCCGCATTTGCGCGTGGGGAGACGCCATCACCCAAAAGTATTGAGCGAGTCCTGCGAGACGTTGGACTTTCCAAAAGCCAAGCCAAGGCATTTATGGCGGATGGCTACAGCGCACTTTCACAGCGAGACGCTGGCGACCTGAGCGCGGCATTAAATGCACTGAAATCAATCAATTTTAATCAGGAGTAACACCATGGCTGTAGATATTAAAGACATTGAACAGGTCGCGAATGAGCTGAAAGGTAACTTTGACGAGTTCCGCCAGAAAAATGATAAGCGCCTTGAGGCTATCGAGCAGGAAAAGGGCAAGCTGTCTGAAACCGTTGAGACGCTTAACGGCAAACTGACCGAGCTCGATGCATTGAAATCGGCATTAGAAGAGGAGCTAGTGGCAGTAAAACGTCCCGGTGGTGGTAACGGCTCAAAAGCGGCGACTGAGCATAAGACGGCATTCGGTCAGTTTGTGCGTAAGGGTAAAGAAGATGGGTTGGCCGATCTGGAACGTAAAGCGATGCAGACCACAACCGATCCAGATGGGGGCTATGCGGTACCGGAAGAACTGGATCGCAATATCATCAGCGCGTTGAAAGATGAAGTGGTGATGCGTGCCGAATGTAACGTGATCACCATGGGGACCCCAAACTATAAAAAATTGGTGAATCAAGGTGGGACGAATAGCGGCTGGGTAGGGGAAACCGACGCACGTCCTGAAACTAACACCTCAAAGCTGGCAATTATTGAGCCTGTTTGGGGTGAGATTTACGCCAACCCGATGGCTACGCAAACCATGCTCGATGATGCGTACTTTGACGTAGAGAATTTTATTACCACGGAGCTCACGCAGGAGTTTGCTGAGCAAGAAGAGATTGCTTTCACCAACGGCGATGGCAGTAAAAAACCCAAGGGCTTACTGACCTACGGCAGTACGGATGAAGCGGATAAGGATCGTGCTTGGGGCAAGCTGCAGCATTTGTTGGCGGCTAAACCGACGGCCATTACCGCTGATGAAATTATCAAGCTGGTGTATACGCTACGCAAGCCGTACCGCAACGGCGCACGCTTTATGATGAATAACAACACGTTGTTTACTGTGCGTACGCTGAAAGATTCACAGGGTAACTACCTGTGGCAGCCGGGCTTGCAGTTGGGCCAGCCGTCTTCGTTGCTGAGCTATGGCATTGCGGAGAACGAGCAGTTCCCCGATATTGGAGGAGATGCCACACCGATTGGCTTTGGTAACTTTAAGCGCTGTTTCACCATTCTGGATCGCATTGGTGTTCGTATGTTGCGTGATCCGTACACCAAAAAGCCGTTTGTCGGTTTTTACACCACAAAACGTGTGGGCTCGATGATGGTGGACAGCCATGCGGTGAAACTCCTCAAACTGGCGGCAGCACCTGCCTCTAAATAATCCCGTGGCGGCGTTATGCCGCCTTTCTTGAGGTGCTTATGACGCCAGAATTAGAGGAACTACGCCAACAGTGCCGTATTGATGATAAGAGCGAAGACGCACTGTTAACGCTCTATGCACAGGCGGCGAAGGCTGCTGCTGAAACCTTCTTAAACCGCACGCTGGTGGAGAAAGAGCAGGATGTTTCGGGCGATGCGCTGCTATTGACGACCGATATCAAGCTGGCATTGATGATGATGGTGGGACATTGGTATGCCAACCGTGAAGCGGTCAGCCCAGAGCAATTAATGCCGGTGCCGTTCTCCTATCGTGCGCTGCTCGAGCCTTACCGGTTTAAACCATTATGAAGCCTCTCTCGGCTGGCGAGCTGAATAAACGCATTACAT